CAGATCGAGGCTTATCGGGAGAAGGAGCGGGCGAGGCAGAGACTTTTGCGAGATATGAGGCAGCATCGGGAATACCGGGCGGCGCTTGGAAACGAGATTCCAAAAGACTTTGCGAAGTTTCAAGAAATGAAGTATAATAATCTTGAGAAGTGGGGAGAGGTTAAAAAGACCTATAGGGATGTAAACTGGCAGAGAGAATCACTTGTCAACAGTCATATATCTGGAACCGCGCAAAAAGTGCCGTCCAAGAGTGCCCCTAACAGTGTGTACGACAAAGTACAAGACGGGAAGGTTGTCCAGAGGCGGTATTATGGAAGAACAGGGAAGCCAAGGTTGGACATAGATTTTACGGACCATGGTAATTCAAAGAAGCATCCCATAGTACCACACCGACATGGGTGGACGGAACAGTCAGATGGAAAGATCGCCCGTTCAGAGACTCATGATGAGCCATTACGGAAAGGCGATTTAATTGCGAATGCGGATGTTGTTAAAGGAGTGAGAAAGTAATGGCAATGTCAGAGGGAAACTTTGATCGGCTGGAAAACTTGGCGGAGCTGATAGATGCCGTTGAGATGGGATTGGATATTGAGTTTGTTTTAAGAGGGAAGCGCTATAATATTTCGACAGACGGAGTCCCTTTTATAGCGGTATGCCCTGATGGAGATGGGGTTTATTACGCGAATGTGGGGGAAATGGTTGAGAAGCATCTGATTGATGGGCAATCTTTGAGGGAGTTATGGCCTGAAATGGAAATTTTAGCGATGTAGATATTTCCGGATAATGTGTATACAGAAAAATTAAGTGGATTTGGGGCAGACTATGGCGAAAGATGATTATTTTGTAATCGTATACCGAATATTGACATATCTGTATGCCTGTTTTAAACAGGGAGAGAGACCGGATGTTGCCCTGTTCGGCCCGGATGCACTCGGGATCAATAACGGATATTGGGGCAACGTCATGGAGAGTCTTTTATCGGAGGGATACATTAAAGGAATTACCGTCCTTCCCCATATGGGAGAGGGATTTGGAATTAAAATTCTGGATCTGAGAATTACGCAGAAGGGGATCGAGTTTTTACAGGATAATTCCCAAATGGCAAAGGTGAAAGACTTTTTGAAAACATTTAAAGAAACAATACCGGGATTTTGATACGATACTTAGAAGGGAGGCCTTCCAATCAACATGATACAGTACTACGGCTACACCATAAGCCCTAACCAGATCGAGACTGGCGAGGGCTTTTTAATTTGCAGAAATGTGCCCATCGCCCGGATCGGGGATCAGGAGTATCTGGGAAGGGAGATCGGGCTGACGGGCCCTGAGGCCGATCAGGTGATAACGGTTCACCGTCCGCAGGAGGAAGTCTTTTCAGAGGCCGCTCTGGCTTCTTTTGAGGGGAAACCCGTCACCAACGACCACCCTCCGGCTCTGATCGGTCCCGACGACGTGACGGTCTACGGAAGAGGCCATGCTGAGCTGGTGCGGCGCGGATCCGGAGAGTGGGAAGATTATGTGGTGGCTGACCTGCATATCCATGCCAGAGAGCTGATCGATGCGGTCCAGGGCGGAAAGAGGGAGATCTCCTGCGGGTATGAATGTGAATATGTCCGGGGAGAAGACGGGACATACAGTCAGAAGAACATCAGAGGGAATCACATAGCAGTCGTTGACCGGGGAAGAGCCGGGAAGCGGGCTGCTATTTTAGATTCAGCAAATAAACAGGCCTCAGGGCCGGAAAGGAATGGCATGAAGAAGAAAGGGTTATTTTTTAAGCTCTTCGGGCAGGCCGTAAAGGATAAGAGCCCGGAGGAGATCGAGCGGCTGGCCATGGATGCTGCGGCAGCTTTCGATGAGGACGGGGAAGCGCCCGGAGAGACCGGAAAAGGGAAGGAAGAGGCTGACAAGGGGAAGCAGGAGTCGGAAGACGAGTCAGCCATTGACGGGATTGTCGACAAGGTGATGGCCAGGCTTGCGGCCAGAGAGGCCGAAAAAGAGAAAGAGCAGGCCAAAGATTCCCTTGACACGGCCATTGCACAGCTGACCGGGGACGCGGCAGAAGAAGAGACTCCCGGCGTCATTTCCGCAGGAGAGAATGACAAAAGCTGCGGCATGGACAGGGAGCTGGCGGCGGGAATCCTGAAAGCCATGAGGCCTTCTGTGTCCGCAATCAAGGACCCGGTGCAGCGCAAAGCCGTATCCGATGCCCTCATCGATCTGGTGACTGCCCATGACGAGAAAAGCGATATCGCAGCGATTCTCCAGGCGAGCCGGAAGAACGGACAGCACAGGGCAGAGACAAAACCGGCTTCCATGGATACGGACGCGATCCAGGCGCTGTATGACAATCTGAATCCCCATAGAAGAAAGGAGACGAAATAGATGAAAGGACAGACGATCGGAAAGACGATGCCTCATGGATATGCAGGAAGTTATGCCAGGCAGCCTGACATGGTAGTGGATACGGCTCCGTTGTCCGGCACGGAAGAAGTCCCCTTCGGGGCTCCGGTAATGATGGGTGCCGGCGGGGCGGCAGCGCCCTGGGCAGCAGGTTCTGGTGAAGATAAGTTTTGGGGCGTGGCTGTGCGGGAAATAAAGTCCTCCTTGAATTATCTGAACCAGAACAAAGGAGGGTATCGCCCGGGCGAGGCAGTGTCTGTGATGAAGCGGGGCTGTGTAAACGTGATCTGTCAGAGCGGAACTCCCTCTCCCGGGGGAAAGGTGTTTGTACGGACCACGGCAAATCCCGCAAAGCCTAATCTGGCGGTAGGAGGATTTGAAGCTGCGGAAGATAAAGCGGACAGCACCGTTTACACAGCAGAGCTGAGTTCCGTGCGGTGGAAGGGGACTGCAGATGCCAACGGTGTGGCAGAGCTGAGGATCCTGACTATGACGAATGCATAAGGAGGTAACGTGAGATGGCATTTAAAAATGTTGGTACATTTGACATCGGAAAGGCGGCGACACTGTCGGCAGGCAAAAGAAATGCAGCGGTATTTAACATGGATGCGGCGGGGATCGCGTCGGGTCAGGCTTTTCTGACTTCCGAGCTGGAGAAGAGGGACATGATGGTCAGAACACCCCTTACCAGTTTTACTTATGGACGCGACGTTCCCGTCAGGGTAGGAGGCGGATGGGCCGAGTTTGTTTCCTCCATGCAGGTGGGATACGGCATCGCAGGAGGTTCTGGAGACGGGCTTATGCATTCCGGCGGAGCCAACGGGATCCCCATGATCCAGGCGGATTTTTCCAAGGGCCTTTTTAAGACCCATATGATCGCCGCAGGGACCCGGGTGATGTGGGTTGATATGCAGAGAGGCAACATGACGGGGCGTAATATGGACAGTCTGCTTCGCGATGGTCTGCGCATGACTTATGATAAGCATATGGACGAGAATACTTATACAGGATTTTCCCGTTATGACACCACCGGGCTGATCAATAATCCTGATGTGACGGTAATGGATGCGGCTTCTAATGGGGCCACGTCCCCCAGCACCAAATGGAAGGATAAAACACCGGATCAGATTCTGAAAGATGTAAACGATGTGATCCTTGCCACATGGGAGCGGGCAGAGTATGACCGTGATGCGGTTCCGAACCACATCATCATGCCTTATGAGCAGTATAATTACATTGCCACGAAAAAAGTGACGGAGCTGGCGGAAAAGACGATCCTGACTTTTCTCCTGGAAAATAATGTGGCGAAACACAACGGGGCGGACCTGTTTATCGGCGCTACGGGCTGGTGTAAAGGCGCGGGGGACGCGGGGGAGGATCGCCTGGCTGCTTACTGCAACAAGGAGCGGTATCTTGCCATGGATGAGCTGGTGCCTCTTACCCGTGCCATGACCGGTCCCAACACGGCGGAATTCTGCTACGATACGGCTTATGCCGGAAACCTGTCGGAAGTTCAGGTGTTCTATGAGCAGACTATTACCTATATGGACGGAATCTAAGGAGGGCAGACTGATGTTTATCGTATCAAAGAGAAATTATCAGGTGAGGCGGGCTGACGGTTCGCCTTATCTGATCCGGAAGGATTTTGTCGGGGAGATCCCGGAGGATGTGGCCGGGAGCAATCTGGTGCAGCGCGCAATCAGAGGCGGGATGATCTTTGTCCCCGAGGGTTCCAGGGATAAGCAGCTGGAAGAGGCAGAGGCAGAAGCGGCGGAAAAGGCGGCGGGGAATGATATCCGTCCGGATGCGGAACAGGCAGAAGAGAAGAAGGATTCGGAGAAAGGAAAGAAGGCTGACGGTTCAAACCGCGGGACTCCGAAAAGCGGAGGTGGCACATGATGCGGACAGAAGGCTGTGGTGATCCTGCCGCTCCTTCTTTTACAGGAGCGAAGGCAGCAGCAGCCAATATACCGCAGCCCGGGGAACAGGGAAACTATACCGCAGAGCTGTTTTGGGAGGATTTTCCCCAGTTTACGAGACATGTTTCTCCCGGGGAAGGCGAAGGGGAACTGATGAGAGAGAGCCTGATACCGGAAAAGATGCTCCTTCAGTTCATCAGGCAGGCCAATGACAGCGTGCTCCCTTCCCGCTGGGGGAGTATGTGGCAGTATGCCGCAGGGCTTTATACAGCCCATTTTGTCTCTCTGTATCTGAAAACTTATGCCTCCGGTTCCGACAGTGCCGCTCAGGCTGCGGCTGGTGCAGATCAGACGGGAGTCGTGAGATCTGCCGCTATGGGGGACACCTCCATCAGCTATGACAACAGCGCTGTTACGGCCGGAACGGAGAAATGGGGAACCTGGAACGCCACGCAGTACGGCGCCCAGCTGGTGACCATGGCCCGCATGGCGGGGATAGGAGGGCTGTACGTCATATGATTTTTGACAATCCTGTTTTCAGATCCTGGTATACAGATACGGTTGACATTTACCGGGTCGTACCGGTGAGCAGCGGCAATCTGGACAGGCAGGAGAGAGTAAAAGTCAATGCCTCTCCGGTTCCCTGCCGGATCTACAGTCTCTCAAAGGACGGACCGAATCTGACAGCAAACGCAGCGAGGGAGCGGTCCGTCCAGAAGATGGCCTGTGATCTGTCGGTAGATATAAAGGCCGGAGATGAGCTGATGATCATAAGAGGCGGAAATCTGGGTTATGCAAATGAATCGGAACGGTTTTTTGCGGGAAATCCCGCGGATTATTATGATCCGGTGGGAGGGGCTCTCACGGGTCTGCAGCACAAGGAAGTGGGCCTGCTGTCCGACAATATTATCGGGAAGGGGTGAGGAAATGTCAAGTTTCGGGAGCCAGATCAGAAAAAGGCTGGAGCAGCTGCGCCGTGCGGGACAGAATGTTCCCCGGATCATGGCGGAAGTGGCAGAGGGAGCGACCATTGAGGCAGTCAGAGTGGCCGCAGAAAACACCCCGCCAAACGGGGGCGCTCCCATCGCCGGGACGAACATGAGGAGCGGACAGATGGCGCAGCACTGGCAGGTGGACAGTAAAACCGCTCCTGCTTACTGTAATGGCAGTATAAGAACGGAACTCAATAACAATATGCAGTATGCTTCTTATGTGAATGACGGTCATAGAGTAGATAAACATTTTGTGCCGGGTCTCACGATTAATAAGGATTCCGGGCTTTTGGAGGAAGATCCCAATAATGAAAAAGGAATCATGGTAGGAACAAAAACCACCTATGTAGAGGGAAAGTACATGAAGCAGAAGGCCATCAGGAGGTATCGCACAGTGGTGCGCAAGGAGCTTGACAAACGGGTCAGGGAGGCTGTGAGATGATCTTCACGCTGGAACACATCGTGAACAGCCTGGCTGGCCTGCTGAAAGCAGAATACCCGGAATATCCTGTTTATGACAGTCCGAACCAGCAGGGGACTCGTTTCCCCTGTTTCTTTATTTTTTTCATGCCTTCTACTGTAGATTCCCATGTAGGAGACCGGTTTTTGCGGGATCTGGGAATTGATATTGTATTCGTCCAGCAACGCAATCTTGTCAATGGAAATGTCCGGATCCACGCCATCGCCCAGTACCTGGATGAGACACTGGAGCTGTTTCCTTATTCTGACGGAAGCTCTGACCCGGTTATGATCCGAACCTTTGAGAGGCAATGGAAGAATGAGGATATGGAACTGCATTATCAGTTTCATATCAGACAGAGAGTGGCGCTGCCGAGAGAGAACATGTTGATGAGAGAAATGGAGGAGAATCATGGATACGTCAAAACAGACGGAACCGGTTAAAACGTTACAGGCGGAGAAGGAATATCCGACGGAGAAGCTTTTAAAAAGCAGCCACCTGGCCGGTTATCAGAGAGATTTTGCAAAGGTGATCCTGACAGAGCCAAAGTATACCATATCGGAGGCAAAGGCAGTGTTGGATAAGGCGTTGAAGGGAAAAGAAAGGAAGTGAAAGCATGGCAGGAGGAATATGGACCAGCCAGAACAAAGTGCAGCCGGGCGTCTACATTAATACGAAATCTCAGGGAAATCTCCCTGTCAGTTTCGGAGAAAAGGGTGTTGTGGCTATCGCAGAACCCCTCTCCTGGGGGCCCGCGGGTGTGATCCGGGAGATCATCCCGGGAGAGGATCTGCGTCCTTATATCGGTTATGACATCACCAGTGAAAAAGCGCTGTTCCTTCGTGAGATCATGAAGGGAAGTGATACTACAGACGGGCCGGTGAAGATTCTGCTCTACCGTCCCGCGGGCGCCGGCGGTGGGAAAGCAGCGGCAGAGATCGGCAGTCTGACGGTCACTGCTCTGTGTGAGGGGCGGCGTGGAAATGACATTACGGTCATCGTGGCCGGGGATCCGGACAGAGAAGGTGTGTTCGACGTTTCTACTATAATCGACGGGATTATTGCAGATACGCAGTCCGTAACAGATGCAAAGGAACTGTCAGAAAATGACTGGGTAGTATTTTCCGGCTCGGGGACTCTGGAAGATCATGCAGGGGTGCCTCTTACCGGAGGAGCGGATCCCAAGGTAACGTCCGCCGACTATGCGCAGTTTCTCCAGGTGCTGGAACCGTATCCGTTTGACATCCTGATCTATGACGGAACAGACAGCGTTGTCATACAGGCGATGGCAGCTTTTGTGAAGCGTGTTTCGGAGGGAGCGGGTTTCAAGTGCCAGGCGGTGATGGCAGAAGCACAGAGCTGTGACAGCGAATGGGTGATCTCTGTGAACAATGGTGTAAAATTATCTGACGGGACGATTCTGACGCCTCAGCAGGCTGTATGGTGGCTGGGAGGAGCGGAGGCGGGAGCCAGATACCATCAGTCCCTGACCTATGCCCGGTACCCCGGGGCGGTTGAAGCCTTTCCAAAATTGACGGATACTCAGATCACGGAGGCAGTTCAGGCGGGAGAGATCGTGTTTATTGACAATTTTGGTACCGTAAAGGTCTGTACCGATGTCAACACTTTTACTTCTTTCACGGCGGAGAAGCAGAAGGACTATTCAAAAAACCGGGTTATGCGGGTCCTCAATCAGTTCTGCAATGACGTTTACCGGGAGTTCAGCCTGTATTACATCGGCAAGGTAGATAACACGGAAGCCGGAAGAAATCTTCTGAAGGGGTGGATCACCGGGTATTTTAACGAGATGCAGGCCAATGGCGGGATCAGGGATTTCAGCCCTGACGATGTGACGGTGAGGCAGGGGGAGGAGAGAGATTCCGTAGTGGTTCATACGATGCTCCAGCCTGTGGACAGTATTGAAAAGATCTATATCACGGTAACGGTGACAGCCAACACGGCAGAGACGTAAGGAGGCGGATAAATGAGTTTCTTACTGGAAAGGGATGCACTGAATGGAAAATCCGGAAGTGCATTTGCAACGATCAACGGGGAAAATCATGAGATGTTCGGAATGAAAAAATTCCAGTCCGATGCAGAGTTTCAGGAGTCGGATTTTAAAGTGGTGGGGACCACTCTGGTTCAGAAAAAAACCACGGGGGTCTCTCTGACAGGGACTATGACCATCTATTATGGGACCCCTCATTTTCTCAGGCTGCTTCAGGAATACTTAAAGACCGGAAAACTGCCCTATTTTACCCTGCAGATCACCAACGATGATCCGTCTACCAGCGTCGGGTCTCAGACAGTGGTTCTGTATAATGTGAAGCTGCAGAAGCTCCCGGTGGCCATGTTGGATGCGGACGCAGATTTTCTGGAGATGGAAGTATCATTTTCGTACACAAATATTGAGGTCCTTGACTGGTTTAAGGACCCGTCACAATTAGGATAAGGAGAAGACAATGGGAGATATCAGAGCATTTTTACAGCCTCCGGTCATGGACGAGACCAGGGAGGTAATGATTTCGAAAAGATTTAAAGACAGTGAGGGAAAGCCCAGGCCGTTTCTGATCCGGGTCATTGATCAGGAGACCAATGGAAAACTGATAAAACAGGCTACGGTCCGGACAAAAATTAATGGCCTTGTGACCCAGGAACTGGACAGCGACAGATACGGAAAGCTGCTGGTAGCCTCCTGCGTGGTGGAGCCTAATTTTAAGGATGCGGAGATCTGCAAGTACTATAAGACCATGGATCCTCTGGAGGTTCCCGGGCGGATGCTGACTGCAGGGGAGTATGGCCGACTGGTAAAAGCCATCAAACAGGTTAACGATATGGTGACGTCGGAAGAAGAGTTTGATGAGTTGAGAGAAGAAGCAAAAAACTCGTAGGGGAAAATACCTGGATGGTGCAGCTGTGCCAGAGGATGCTGTGCGATCACGGTATCTTTCCCCTGGATCTGTTGCAGAGAAGTCTGAAAGAAAGACTTTTTATGTCGGCGCTTCTGGAAAAAGAATCCAAGGAGATCAAAAGGAGGTAGGATATGGGACAGATCACAGAGACTCTGACATTGACGGACCGGTTTTCTGCCTCCTGGCAGGATTTTATTGATCTGGGAAATCGGGCAGTGCAGTCCGTATCTGTTCTGGATCAGAATCTGACAAGCGCTTTGAATCAGACAGGAGAGGCAACCATAGAGGCTCTTCAAAATATGGAGTCTGCATCCCGTGATACCAATCGTCTCCTGGAGCAAATGATACAAAACCAGTATGGTCAGGAGAACGCAGTCAGGGGGACGGACCGGGCCGCAGGAAGTCTGCTTTCCACATTTAAGAAGATCGCAGCCGTGGCGGGAAGCTCCCTTTTTGTAAAGGCCTTTGTCGGCATGTCGGATACACAGACCATGCTCGGTTCCCGATTAAATCTGATGATGAATCAGATGAATGACGGACTCAGGACCACAAAGGAACTGCAGGAGGAAATCTTCCAGTCGGCAGAAAGGGCGAGAGGGGATTATCTGGCAACTGCGGATGCCGTGTCAAAGCTGGGGCTGATGGCGGGCAGCGCATTTTCCGGAACGGATGAGATCGTTGATTTTATGGAGCAGATCAATAAACAGTTCACCATTGCGGGGACGGAGGCTTCCGGCATCCAGGCCGCCATGCTGCAGCTTACTCAGGCCATGGGCTCCGGAGTGCTCAGGGGAGAGGAATACAACAGCATCCTGGAACAGGCTCCCAATATTATCCAGAATATCGGCAAATACATTGAGAGCAATGAGGATGTCATGGCTGCAGCAGCCGACGCCATGGATATGAAAGCAGAGGACCTGGCCGGGAATGTTCAGAAATATCTGAAGGATCTGGCGGGGGAGGGTTTTCTTTCTGCGGAACTGGTGAAGGCGGCCATGTTCTCTGCTGCGGACGAGACCAATGAGAAATTTGAGTCCATGCCGAAGACATTTCAGCAGATCGGGGCTTCTTTCCGCAATCACGTTTTTCAGGCTTTTGAGCCGGTATTTGAGCGGATGAGGGAGATCGGGAACAGTGATTCCTTTGAAGAGCTTGTGAACGGCGCTGTCAATGGCATGTCTGTCCTGGCGGGAGCAGCCGCGGATGCCTTTGATGTGATGATAACCGGTGCTTCCTGGGTGGGGGATCATCTGGATATGATTCTGCCGGTGCTGGGAGCCATCGGGGTCGCCTATGGACTCCTTCATATCAAAGCTCTCCTGACGGCCGGAGCCAATGTTGCTGCTGCGCTGGCTAGTGCGGCAGCATGGACCATTGCACATTTACCTGTCATACTGCTGGCTGCCATGCTGGTAGGGGCCCTGCTGAGCGCACGACAGTTTCAGTTCGGCATGGAGGATGTAGGGGCGGCAGTAGGAGGCATGCTTGGAACCCTGTACGCCATAGGCTACGATACCTTTGCCAATCTGTGGAATCTGATCGCCTCTTTTGCGGAATTCTTTGCCAATGTGTGGAATGATCCGCTGGCAGCCACAGCCAGGCTGTTTTTTGACGTGTTTGATACGATCCTTGGAATCGTTGAGACGGTTGCAGGAGCCATCGACTCGCTTCTGGGAAGTAATCTGCAAAGCGCTGTTTCCGGCTTTCGCGATAAGATGTCAGACTGGGTGGACAGTACGTTTGCGGAAAATGCAGTTGAGATTAAACGGATGTCGATGCTGAACGTGAAGGATAAGGCGGACCAGTGGAGTCAGTACGGAGGAAATCTGGGTTCAAAGCTGGATAACATGAGCTTTCACCTGGAGGACATTGCGGGAAGCTTCTCGGGATTTAACATGAATGATCTTTCCCTGGGAGAGCAGGCGGACATTGAAAAAGTGGGGAGTGTAGGAAACGTAAAAAATGTAGAGGGAGACGTTCGTCTTGCCGATGAGGATCTGAAGCTTTACAGGGATCTGGCAGAGAGGCGCTACATGAACCAGATCGAACTGAAGACGCTGGCTCCGAATATTAATGTGACGCTGCCGGCGGGGGCGGCCGGAAACTTAAACGCTTCCGATGTGGCGGACCACATAAAAAAAATACTGATTGAACAGATGAACTCCCACACGGACAAGTCTCATTAGGCAGGAGGGTGAGATGGTGAAACTGAAAAACGGCTGCTCCATCTATATTGTATTTGGAGGAAAGAAAGCCAGGCTCCCGGTCAATCCGGAGGAGATCGAGATTCATTATCCTACAGATAATAAAAAATATGATATCCTTGGAAGCGGACAGATCGTGGTTCCCAGGAAACCGTCGCTGAAAGTGGTTTCCTGGGAAGGCTTTTTCCCCGGAGATCTGGAGGCTCCCTATGTTAATGGAGGAGCGCGGCTGCCGGAATACTATGTAAATGCTTTTGAGAAGGCTCTCAGGGATAAGCAGGTATGCCGTCTCATCATCTTCCGCTCCGGGCTTTACGATACGAACATGAAATGCATTGTATCCAATTTTGAGACGACGGACAAAGGCGGAGAACCAGAAGATATTTTCTATTCCCTGGAGTTACTGGAATACAGGTCTTATGCCCCGGAGACAGTGGCTGTTGTGACTGCTCCGGGGACGGCAGAGGAGTCTGTCCAATCGGTAAATGAAACGGCGAGAGCCGTGGAAACCCCGGTTCTCCGGGTGGGCGCTCCTGTTATTGTCAATGGAGAATACTGTTATGACAGCTATGGAGCCAGGCCTCACGGCACGGCCAGCGACCTGAATACGGAGGTCACCAGGATTGTATCCGGAAATCCGTATCCTGTCCATGTAGGACATTATGGCTGGGTCCGGGAAAGCCAGCTTCAGATCGTGGGGTGACGGGATGAAGGTGTCATTATTGGTCCAGGTCAGAGATAAAGGCCTGAAAGGAGCAAGCCAGACGATGATCTTTGACTATGGGCCTGTAGTAAGAGAGATTGAGATCACCAGCAATCGTCTGGATACTCCGGGGAGGATGGTATTTACATGTCTGAAAGCAGACTCTGTTAAAATCCAGGAAGGAAGTGCAGTAGAGTTTGAAATCGACGGGATAAAAATGTTCAAAGGATATATCTTTACCGTGGAATGCAGCCAGGACGACAAAGTAATCTATACAGCTTATGATCAGCTGAGATATCTGAAAGCAAAGGCAAGCTATGTGTTTGAAAACATGTCCCTGCCTCAGATCATACAGAGAATAGCCGCTGACTTTGGACTGACAACGGGAATCCTGGAAGAGACAGGATACATATTTCCCTGTTTGATCCTGGAAGATGAGAGTTGTCTGGATATTATTTTTGAAGCTTTGTATCAGACCATAATCCATACAGGGAAAATCTTTGTATTTTATGATGACGCAGGAGTTCTGACTTTAACAGAAGCCAGGAATCTGTTTGAGCAGACTCTCATAGGAGGCGGGAGTCTTGCCATTGGGTATACCTATAAGAGGGATATTGATTCCGATACCTACAACAGGATCAAACTGGTGAAAAAGAATGAACAGAGCGGACGCACAGACGTCTATCTTCATGAGGATACAGAGACGATCAGGAAGTGGGGAGTCCTTCAGTATTACAGCCAGATCAATGAAAATCTCAATGAGGCCCAGATAGACGAACTGTGCAGCCTGTATCTTAAGTATTACAACAGGGTTCTTCAAACACTGACGCTGGAGGCTCTGGGAGTGCCGGCTATCCGGGCAGGTTCCATCATTCCTGTGCGGATCGAAGCGGTTCCGGAGCTTTCGGTGACAAGGCTTCTTCTGGCGGAGAAGGTGACCCACAATTTTAAAGGGGATGATCATACCATGAGTATCGAAGTCAGGTCTTTTGATCAGCTGGGAGGTGAGGGAATTGTCTGAACTGGTGGGAGTGATCCAGCAGATTGTGCAGAATACGGTACAGGCTATGAAACCGGCGGACATGGCCACAGGAACCGTAATTTCTGCCTCTCCTCTGTCTGTACAGCCGGATATCCACATGCCTCCTCTGCCGGAGAAAGCTCTGATACTGACTGACACGGTCAGAGAGAGGATAGTAGATGTACAGGGAGGCGACGGAAGGGTCGTGGTGAGAGAAGGACTGAGATCCGGGGATAAGGTTCTCATGCTGCGGGTGCAGAATGGTCAGAGGTATCTGATTCTGTCGAAAATAACATAGGGGGAAGGCCATGGCTGTTTTACCGGAAAATGCAGATTTTCAGATGTCTCTGGAATCTGCAAAGAAACCTACTTATACATTTATCATCGACTGGTCTGTCAGGCAGATATCGGGAATGGATTCCGGACTTGCCGCCATGCGTCAGGCGGCGGAGATCATCCTGCAGAATGAAAGGTTTCGATGGCAGATCTATTCTTCTGATTTTGGCAGTGAACTGGAGGACCTGGCAGGAGAAGAGTACGATTATATTGTCAGCGAGATCCCCAGGCGGATCAAAGAGGCATTTTCTTCAGATAAAAGATTTCTGTCGACAGAAAATTTTGTATTTTCAGAACCTGGAGAAGATCACATGATCTGCACATTTGACGTGGTGACTGTGTTCGGTTCATTTAGAAAAGAGGTAACCTTATGATCGATTTCAGCGGATACACCGCTAAGGCCATTGAGAAAGCCATGCTTGACCAGGTTCCGGATCACATAGACACCAGGGAGGGCAGCATGATCCAGACGGCTCTCGGACCTGTGGCATGGTATCTGGAAGGTCTGTATATGACCCTGAGCCATGTACAGGAAAACGCTTATGCCGACACAGCGGCAGGGGAATATCTGGATCTGATCGTACAGCAGAGGGGATTGTTCCGCAATAAGGCAGTACCTGCAGTGCGAAAAGGAATATTTAATACAACGGTTTCCACCGGGGCCCGATTTAAAACCATCAATGGCGGAGATTCCGTGATCTTTCTGGTTGGATCCAGGCTGACTGACTACAGAGACGGCTGTGTTTATGAGATGATCTGTCAGACGCCCGGGCTTGCCGGCAATAACTATACAGGCAGTCTTCTTCCCATCACAGCAGTTCCGGGTCTGACTTCGGCGGTTCTTGGAGAGATCATTACTGCGGGAGCAGAAGAAGAGAGTGATGAATCACTGAGGTCCAGATATTTTGAAACCTTCCGCATGGAGGCCTTTGGCGGGAACATCCAGTCCTATCGGAATGAAATTCTGGCCATTGCCGGCGTAGGGGCGGTGCAGGTGTATCCGGTATGGAACGGAGGAGGCACCGTCCTCTGCAGTATCCTGGGATCCGATTTTAATCCGGCCCTCCCGGCCCTGGTTCAGACGGTCCAGAACATCATCTGCCCTCCGGAAGAGGGAGAAGCCGAACCGTCCGCCAACGGATACGGAAAAGCTCCCATCGGTGCGGCTGTGACTATCACAACGGGCTCTCCTCTGGTTCTGGATATCGACTGTGAGATTGACTTTGTCTCCGGCCTTCAAAACGGCGAGGAAGCCTGCAGACAGCAGATAGAGGAAAGGATACAGGAATATCTGGATACAGTCAATCAGACGTGGGGAAAGCCGCTTACAGGGTACAAGGTAGACTATTCCGTCACGGTATATATTTCCCGTATTATTTATGCGCTTCTGACTATCAGCGACATCGTAAACGTGTCAAATGTGCGGATCAATGGCTCAGAGAGCGATCTGAAGCTGATCGAAAACGCCGATCTGCAGCAGGTGGCAGTGCTGGGGGAGGTGGTGATCAACCATGAATAAAAGGGCATCGGAAGTCTTATGGGATCAGCTTCCGGTATATTTCCGCCCTGTCATGGAGTTTCAGGAGATAGTAAAAGCTCATAGTCATGGCGTTGATCAGGTAAATGCCTGGATGATCCGGATGCGGGATAATTTTTATATTGCCAGCTGTGATGAACAGACGTTAATGTATTATGAGAAACTGCTGGGGATCAATAAAAACAGAAGTCTTTCCCTGGAGGAGAGGCGGTCTATTGTCCTTATGCGATACAACAGGCGATCTCTGTACACACTGCCCATGCTGAAAGGGATGCTGGAGGCCGCCGTGGGAAAGGGTCATTACTCTGTAAATTGTTCTTATGGAAGCTATCAGATGAAGATAACCATTATAGAGCAGGATACAGAGCTGGTGAGAGAACTGTATAATACGATAGCGCTGATGAATCCTGCCCACCTTATATTACTGCTGTGTGCAGAGTATCAGGGACGGCATGAGATATCCATAGAACAGAAAGCGGCTGTTCACTTTGCTATGAGTTTCTACCCACGCTTCAACCAGGAGAGGTTGAAATTAAACCGAATCTGGAAGCTAAATGGGGGAAGAAAGCTGAACGGTTACAATAGCCGGGAAACCATAGACCTTTACCCCATGTCGGCCAGATTCCGGACGGCTGCGGAGGGTACGCTGGAGGAAGAGGTCAGGGTACATCTGCTGGCCGGTGCCGGTGAGAAGGAATGGGTCAGAAGCCAGGCGGTGATCCTTATCAGGGAGTCCACGGACTGCAGCTCAGGGGCCGATCAGAGGGTGGCTATAAAGACGCAGGCGGCGGAAGCCTGGGGAGAAGAGACACAAGTCCGTTTGAGAGCATACGCACAGGAGCGGGTTGAAGACGGAGAAAGGCTTCAGATATCCTCCTCTGTGGCGTGTAAAACAGCCATCGGGGAACGACAGGCGGTGAGGACATCAGCGGCAGTCACTGTGGAGGCAGGAGAAATCAGGGTATACAACAAGAACCGTCTGGACAGCGGTTTTAGACTGAATGGAAGACGAAAATTAAACGGCGGCACAGAGCTGCGATAAAGGAGGTTTGGATCATGGCAGACAACAAAGGAGTCATCACGGCAGCGGGAAGGAAGAAGCTCTGCAGGGCCCACGCGGGAGACGGGACTCTGCCGGCGATTACCAAAATGGCTTGGGGAAACGGAGGCGTGGACGAGACAGGACAGCCCATCTCCACTACAGGCAATGAGATCGGGCTCTACAATGAGCTCCTGGTCAAGGATATCGAGTCCCATACTTATGTAAATGAAGGAGAGACCACCTGCCGGTATACGGCCACCCTGGAGGCAGGGGAGCTGTCGGGAGAGGAGATCTCCGAGATGGGGCTGTACGACGCGGACGGGGATCTGGTGGCTTACCGGACCTTTATGCGCAAGGGCAAGGACGCGGATATCCCCCAGATCTATGACATGGAAGAGATCTTCTGATGGAAGGAGGCGAAAGGGAGAGGTGGCTTTTGAGATCAAGAACCCTCCGGAGTTTACGTTGGAGGTAGAGCAGTGGACCAGGGAGACAGATGCCGATGGCAGCGAGATGGCCAAAGGCGTCATCGAACCCATGTTAAACAATGAGGTGTACCTTAAGTCGGAGATGGAGCGGCAGGAACACACAGCCCTGGTGACCCTGAGGGCAGCCGGCTGGACCGGAAGCGCGGCACCCTATACCCAGACCGTGCAGGTACCTGGGGCCAGGGAAGGCCTGGAGCCTATGGTGGTCAGCGCCCTGGCGGACGGGGCGTCCCCGGAAGCGCAGAAGAACTACATAAAGGCCTACGGGATCCTCTGCAGCGGCACCGGTGTCATGGGGGACGGGACGGCGACCTTTAAGGTGTATAAAAAGCCTGGGGTGGATATCACCATAGGCTTGAGAGGGGTGAGGGGATGAGCAGGATCTGGATGCCTGGCGGGGCAGGAGGCGCAGACGTGGACGTGGTGACGGCCGGAGCCGGCGATGTCTTAAAGGGCAAGGTGATCGTGGGGCCGGACGGGGAGCCTTTAACCGGGACCCTGGCATTAAGCGGCGATGTGGGCGATTCTATGGTGCTGTCCGGGAAGACTTACTATAACACGGACCCCAAGCAGAAACGGACCGGGACCATGCCCAACCAAGGGGCGAAGACGGCAGCGCTGAACTGCGGAGGGTCTTACACGATCCCTGCCGGCTATCACAACGGCTCCGGGAAGGTGACGGCGAACGGTTTGGCCTCCCAGACCGGGGTACAGAGCGGCAAGACTGCGGCGGGAGCCGCCCAGATCCAGACAGGATATGAGGCCTGGGTTAATGGGGGAAGAGTCACGGGGAGTATGGCGACGATGAACGGAGGGACATATACGCCGTCAGGGTCGCAGCAGACAATTTCATGCTCTGGCAAAAAGATGAATAGCAATATTATCATCTCTGCCATTCCCTCTAAATATGTGGATGTCACGGCGGCCCAAACGGTTTTTAGTAATGGGGTATGCCGTTTGGTAAAAAGGGTATACCCCTATTTAATTACTCGTTTTAACACTTCCTCTGGTACGCTATGGGACAAGATAAACATAACTCCTCAGTCCAATTATAATATCTTTATGAGGGGAGGAAGTTATGGAAGCGATGGCGGAAATGCATATAAATGGTATTTATTGTTGGATGGAACCGTTGATTTAAGCAAGTTTTCAAAAATAAACATAACTGTCACCGTCAATCTTTCCGATGACGATGACGGAACGATAAAAAGGAATGGTTTGATATATCTTGGAATCATTAAGAATAAAAATTCTTACTTTTCTATCAATGATGTGCTAAACGCCCAAGCATCATCTAAAACAACCGTAAGTTTTGATATATCCAGTTTTAATGAGTATGGATTTATTATGGTAAGAGGTACTAGCAGTGCATATGTCAATGGAACCATCATATTAAATGAAATTGTTCTTGTACCATGATTGAGGATTCTGATTTAACACTTTTCAAAAGAGAGGAGACCAGAACATGAAAGCATTAGTCATCTACGATCTGACCGGCCGGGTCTGGCAGATCATCTACGGCGAGGAGGAAGTCCCCCAGGGCTTGACCGCCGCATTCGTGGATATCCCGGAGGGGGCACAGCTGGAACGCATGGACGTGACAGACCCGGGGAATCCGAAACCGGTATTCCACTACCTTCCGGAGACCGACATCGGCAGGCTCCAGAAACAGGTGGAGGAGCTGGAGGGAGAGCTGACCGACACCCAGCTGGCCCTGGCAGAGCAGTATGAGGAAAACCTGTCCCTGCAGGAGGAAGTCACCAACACCCAGCTGGCTCTGGTAGAACTTTATGAAGGAGGGGAGGTGTGACCATGGCAAAGGTGTATGCAGATCTGATCCGAAAGGGACGTAAGACTCTGGAGCAGGTGCCGGAGAAGATCCGGGAACAGGTGAGGCAGGTTCTCGTGGATCTGGAGTGTCCGGAGCTGGCGGAAGAATAGGAGACACAGAGGCAGCGAAGCGGGGAATAAGGATTGTCGGATAATGGAAACTATGGTATGATGTGAAAGGAAACAACCGTGTTACAAGGTGGTAAGCCTCCCTAACTTGAAAAAGAAGGGAGGTGGTGCATATGACTACATATGAAGCGTTAAGCCTGCTGTTTTTGGGCGGCACTTTTCTGGTCGCACTGCTTGCCTATATTGATAGGAACAACAAGCGAAAATAAATAAACCTACCTTGTGCTTGGCGGCCGGGGTAGGTTTATAACTGCTTACGGAGGTCAACCACTTTGTGGGCGGTTGTTTCTCCTATGTCTAAACTATAGCATATTTAAGGGAGGGGTGCAACCCTCTTTTTTTCATGAGAAAGAGGTGAGAAAGAGGAAATGGAAACAATCATGCAGTACATTGCCGTACACTGGGTGGAGTGGCTTTTCGTGGCCATCTCCGCCCTTTTAAGTTTTGGATACCGTCAGATCACAAAGCGGCAGAAAGAAGAGAGTATCAAAAACATAGCTCTTCAGGAGGGGGTTCAGGCCCTGTTGAGAGACCGGATCATCTGGACTTACAACCATTACCAGGACAGAGGCTACTGCCCGATCTATGCCAAAGAGAATGTCAAACGGATGTACGACGCATATCATGGATTGGGGGGCAATGACGTGGCCACCAGCTTAAAAGACAAATTGATCGCCATGCCGGAGGAGCCGGCGGAAAGAGAGGAAGAAGATGAATATGAATGAGATTATGCAGTACCCTTTGTACCTGTTGACGGCCATCGGTGTGATGGCTTTTATTGTATCGGTGATTACTCAGGTGATCAAGTCCTGGCCGGGGCTTGAGAAACTGCCCACCGCCGCGGTGGTGATCGTCCTGTCCCTGATCCTGTGCCCGGCGGCCTTTATGGCCCTGATGGCCTGGCAGAAGCAGCCGATCACATGGTATATGGTCTTTGCCTGTATGATCGCGGCCTTTGTGGTGGCTCTGGTGGCCATGGACGGCTGGGAGCGGATCAAAGAGATCTGGGAGAGGACCGCGTATAAAGAAAAACGGTAACTTGCACCGGTGCAAGTCATGTACAGCTAAGAAAAGGAAGATCCCCGGTTGTGCGCCGGGGATTCTTTGCTAACCAACGTTGAGCCTTTCCTTTAATGCGTCCTGTAATACGCGGGACAAACTCAACCCGGTTTCCGTTACTTTATCGTCCATCCACTTGGGAATGCTGACAGTGCGTTTTACCGCACGGCCGTCTTTCACATCGGCACGGATCAGGCTTACAAATTCTTCCGGCGAAAGGTCAATACTTTTCAGATCGCTTGCCGACGGAATGGACTGTTTTTTATCTGTGAGATATTCTATCCACTGCGTCAGGGCAGTCTGAGCCATGTAGACAGCATTTCCCAAGGATTTTCCTTCGCTGATACATCCTGGTAAATCAGGATAAGTGATGGTATAGGAACCATCGTCATTGGGATGGAAGATAGCTGGATATACATATTCTGCCATATGAGACCTCCTTTATATTGATTGGAGGGAGGGGCTTTATTTCAGCCCCGCCGCTCTTAAAATGGATCTTGCTGTATTTTCGTTAATTTCCCGGTGCCTTGGGACTTGTAGAGGACGCCCGCCGTCTTTTTCATAGATTGTGTGGTTGCCATCATCTCGATCTACTTTATATCCGGCAGCTTCCAGCTTTTTTACTAAGTCCCTTCGTTTCATTTAACCACCTCCTCTATGTTTATATTATACTACGTAATTTACGTAATGTCAATAAAAATAAGTAAATTACGTAAAATATTTTTTAAAAGGAGATAATTATGGAATCATCTGTAGAAAAATTGATCAGCATCGCCAAAGTCGAAGTCGGATATCTGGAGAAAAGGTCCGACAAGGATCTGGACAGTAAGACTGCCAATGCCGGCAGCAGCAACTATACAAAATACGCCAGGGATCTGTATCCCTCCCTCCAGGGGCAAGCCTGGTGCGACATGTTCGTGGACTGGTGTTTCGTTCAGGCTTTCGGGGAGGTGCGGGCCCGGCAGTTACTCTGCGGAGGATTCAGCGCCTACACTCCGACATCTGCTCAGTATTACAAGGACAAGGGGCAGTGGCACACCTGCCCGGAGCCGGGAGATCAGATTTTCTTTCGGAACTCGGTCCGGATCTGCCATACCGGCATTGTCACCAAAGTCACATCAGAGAGAGTCTGCACCATAGAGGGCAATACCAGCGGAGCCTCCGGAGTGGTGGCCAACGGAGGCGGAGTCCGTGAGAAGTCTTATCTGCTGACTCACTCAGGCATCGCCGGATACGGCAGGCCTGACTGGTCTCTGGTGGAGCTTCCTCATTATGAGCCTGGCTGGCACCACGATCAGAACGGCTGGTGGTATGCCGATACAGAGACTACATATCTGAAAGACTGCTGGAGGAATATCAACGGCCATCGATACTATTTTAAATCCAGCGGATACGCAGCGACAGGCTGGAGGGAAATAGAGGGTAAGTGGTACTATTTCGAGCCCACAGCCGGGCACCCTCTGGAGTGTGCTCTGTATGTGACAGACTCCCAGGGAGTCCAGGCGATAGGAGAATTTTAAGGAGATCAATGATTTTTCAGATCATTCCTTCAGTAATTCATCATATGAAGTTTGAAGAGCTTCCTTGATGGCTTTCAGCTGTGAAGCCTTTACATGCTGGATTCCGCGTTCAATTTTTACAAGAGATTCTCTGGTAAGGCTGACTCCCTGCAGTTGTACCATTCCCACAAGTTCCGTCTGACCAATTTGTTTTTCTTTTCGGATCCGGCGTATATTGGCGCCTATACATATTTTCTCATCATTCCTGACTGTTTCCATAAACTCCTCACAAATGGACCTGTTTTGGTTCTTTTTGTGTTTATAGTACACAGGTAATGTGATAGAATGGGACTAGAATAAGTCCATATAGGAGAGGAGATTTGAAGCATGGATAAAAATATTTTACCCACATTAAAATTATTGGCAAGTAAACAGATGGAAATGTCGATAATCAGAGTAAGGGAGAAAGATCTGGAACATGAGAAAAAGATGATGCAGGTGATCGGCTTGGAACAGGAGTATGAATCCATAGATCTGGAGCCGGAAATCAAGGAGCTGGTCAATAACCTTCTGGCAGCCAGGGACGAGGCCAATACAGAACAGTCAGTCATAGCTTATTTGGCAGGCCTCCAGGATTGTATCATAATCTTAAGGACATTGGGATTGCTGCAATTGTAATTTGCACTGGTGCAAGTCCGGAAAAGAGAGAGCCGCCTGTATGAAAGTAGGCGGCTCTTTGATTTAAGCCTGCTGTCTCTGATAGATAGCAGTCAATGCTTCCTGAAGTACCTGGGAAAAATTAATACGATTTCTGTCTGAACGATGTTCTCTATAGAGCTTGCTTTTTGACTGATTTTAAGGTATGTTTTTATATAGTAGTTGGAACTTTATCAGTACAGGCTAAATACTATCTATGGCATAATGTCCATGAAATGTCCATGAGGGCAAAAAAATGGACAGTAAGCAGGCTGGAGCGGATATTAAAAAAGCCGCTAAAATCAATGTAAAATCTGGATTTTTATAGTTTATGAGTGAGGAAAAAGAAAGCTGACTTTTAATCAAGTTGTCCCGGGTTCGAACCCCGGCACGCTCAGTAGTTGATAAACCGGAAATCCTCGCTAAAATCAAGGGTTTTCGGCTTTTTTATGTAATGAAAAGTAATCAAAAGTAATCGGTTTTAGACGTCTATTTTGCGTCCATCTGTGTCCATGATGTCCATCTCGTGTCCATGAGAATTCACAGTGCAATAGCACTGTTCACTACCTTTTCCACATTCTCCCGTTCTTCCTGCACATGGTTATACACATTAAGCACAACTGTCTCCGTATCCCCCATAAGCATGGCAATTCTTTTTATAGAAATGGCGGGAACCTGATAACACAGACTGGTACAGTAATTATGTCGGAAGGTATGAGCACTAAAACCATAGATCACCTGCAGTTCATCTGTTCCTCCGGCGGCCCGATTCATTTTCTTTTTAATTTGCGCCCACATTTTATCGTAACTGGATTTGGTCATCATGCCGCCGTCTTTTCGATGTACCAGATAGGGACCTTTTAGAAAAGGCAGATAGGATTTAAGATAGTCTGTAAGAAAATCAGGCATCGGGACTTGCCGGAATCCATTATGGCTCTTGGGATCCTTTGTGCCGGGTGAGTTTCCCTTAAATCTGATTGCCGTTTGAACATTCAGAATCCCTCTTTTTATATCTACATGAAGATCTTTATTGAGAGCCAGGACCTCCCCTCTACGCAGCCCACAGCCGTATATGATGTAGACAAAACAGCGCTCCATAGGAGTGAAGTCAGCGTATTTAATAGCTTTTACTTCTTCCGGATATAGGGCTCTTTTTTCTCTGGACTTATATCGTGGAAGATCGATTCCTTCGCAGATATCGTCATAAGCCCCTGCCGGCAGCTGCTTCTCTCTGATCGCCGTCTTGATGATCTGCCGAAACGTCAGAGCAATTTGTTGGCAAGTACGGGGCTTGTCCCTAGCATTATTGATAACCAGTTGAAAGTGACTTCTCCTGATGTCCTGGAGTTTTACATTTTTTAGAGAGATCAGGTGCTTTTCGATTATGTTATCGTACATGGCAGTTGTATTGTCTTCTCTTACATCTTTATAAATATGTTTCCATTCCCGTGCATAGTCGATAAACAGACTGTCTGTTTGATGGATCACCTCTCCATTCTTGACCTTGTAACGCAATTCATTGACCTGGCGTTCCAGATCCGCGCTGGATTTTTTGGAACTCAGAGTTACACGATGTTTGGAGGCATCCGGATTATAGGTTCCATCCCAGATCTTTGTTCGAAAGAAGCCATCTTTTCCTCTGGTATACTTTGCTTTTGCCATACGTATCATTCCCCTTTCAATGTATTATGAGCTGCTTCTACTAAAAATTGAGTATAAAAATAACGCCATACCTTTGACAGGAGGCGCCGGAGATGATACAATGATTTTGAAGATGGATTGTATCAGCTCTGGCGCGCTGCCAGGCACAGAATCTATGTGAGAACCGTTCGGTGCTGGTAACACCGGGCGGTTTTTACATTTTATTATTTTTGGGAGATATTGTCGAAAATTCCAAACAGTGCTATACTCTTCTTGTTACCGCCCCGATACTGGCAACAGGAAGGGGGTGTGTCTATGGAATTGCTGCAACCTTTTGTTGTCTCCGTATTGGCCAGTGTAGTTGCCTACTACCTGTGCAAGTGGCTTGATGGAGATGAATAGCCGGTAACCAGGCCCAAACGGTTGACTTCTCCGTAAAAGAAGAAGAACCCCCGAATGTACTGCAATACAATCGGGGGTTCATTCTTTTTGTGCCTATGAATAATACTACAACCTTTCTTTGCCTATTGGCATTATAGCATACACAGAGCCGGATTGCAATATACCCCCGGAAATATTTAATTGTCAATTTACCTCCGCTTTCCCCAGCGCCTTCCCTAACACCAGGATCCTGTCCCCATCAGCGGTAAGGGGCGGGTAGTTTGGGTTCAAGGAGATCAGTCCGTTCTTACCGGTCTTCTTTAGTTAAATTTTTCTATTACAGCTAAGCAGGGTTCAAACATAATAACATATCCATCAATTTCTGCCGTGATTCCGTATTTTTCCCTATAACATTCCAGCGCCTCCAGCAGAAACTCTTCTGTTACTCCGAGACACTCCGCGAGTTCGTGTCGATTTTGACATCGGGCTCGGTATCCTTGGATAATGCCAGATAAGCCGATCAGGTGATCGTAAGCCCAGAGCCGTGCTTTTAGTTCCTGCTTTTTATTCTTTACTTGCGACAGATCTAAGATATTTCCAGAACCTGTACAATAGTGTCCTATTTCTTCCACGAGAACACAGGCTTTCTCACCAAATTCTGTCAACTGCTTATTAAGCCCAATACAATTATCATATACAAGACCTTTGGCATTAGATTCAAAAGGAGCATTTTCAATAACATCTAACCCCATATCCTCAGCCTTTTGTAACCATTGCTCATATAACTCCATTAAACATCAACTCCAAATCACTTATGGTGTTTCTTCAGCAATTCCATATCTCGCCGCATTTTATCTAATTCTTTATCATCAATGATAGAATCATTGTGAGCCGCCTGCACGGCCAGATGATCTGGGGCCGGCTCTTCTGTTATAGAAATAACATTGTCAGGTTTGGTGTACTTCTCATCCAGAGTCAGAAGACGGACTTGTTCGGTGGCAACATTTTTTCCAGTGTTATTAAGACTTCTATAGTAAAGTAGTATTTCAGGAATGGATTTTGACTCTGGAAATTTTTTCTCTGTTTTTCCTATAATCCAATCAGGGCGCACTTGTAAAGCTCTAGCGATAGATTCTATAACAGGTAATTTTAGTTTATCAATTCGCCCTGCTTCATAGCGCTGTACAGTCGAACGGGCAACGCCAGTTATTTCAGCAACATCTTGAAGGCTCATATTCCTTTCTTCTCGCGTCTGCTTAATCCTTTTTCCAATTTCTATATTATTCATATTGCACACCTCCGTCTTGATTTTTATAATACCATAAAAAATTGCACAGTGCAATATATAACTTGAATTTTTGTTAAAAAAGTTGCGTGGTGCTATTGACAGCACTGTTGCACTGTGCTACAATATCCGCAGGAAGGAGGTTGGTGATGATTAATAGCAATAAAATTAAAGGTAGGATGGTGGAAATGGGAATTACTCAAAAAGATGTAGCCAGAACTTTAAATATTGCACCGCCTACCGTTAGTCAGAAAATAAATAATGTGCGACCGATGGATTTGAATGAAGCAGAGATTTTAGCAAAAATGTTACAAATTCGACCGGATGAATTTGGAACTTATTTTTTTTCTGACACAGTTGCATAGAGCAACAACAAAGTAAAAATAGGAAGGAGGTGATCTAAGACGGAGACAGCAATACAGCACATTGACAACATAATAGTGGGAAGTGAGGGGGAAATAAAAAACTGGTGGTTATACAACTTTAATGTTATAGACAGAACCAACATCGTCTGTTTTATCATGTTCATGATGATATCAGCCGCATTAACGGTCACAGTTCTAAAAATGAAGCTCCCGATATGGAAGCTTCAACTCGGTCTAATATTACTCCATGATTTGGCGGCGGTTATTCTGTTAGTAGCGAGGCTAACAGGTGGATGATTTCTGGACACATTTTACCTAGGACATCTCCATTTTGTTCAATTAATGCTTGATAGAAGGAATCAAGTAATGGCCACTTTTCCTGCGATACATATGCATACACACTATGAAAATGTTCGCCACAAGAGATGATGTTATCCACATTTGCATAGGCAACGCAGGAACCTATATTGGATATACAGTCTCGGATAATCTGATTTTTTTCGGCTTGTGCTTTATCATAAGATTCCATTTGATGGATCTTTAACTGGTGCCGGTTAGTCAAGATAGTGGTTACGATGGGACCAACGATAGTACCAATGATCGAAATGGCGAGAGCAATCCAAGCAGCCGTTGCACTCCAATCTAAGTTGTTAGGGATGGGATCCATATGAGTCTCCTTTCTTCTGTACTCGGCTGCGGCAACAGCCTATGAGTACAGTATAAGACAAAGAAGGGGATGAGGCAAGCGTATTGGTATTAGAACGGGGGTGATAAAGTGGAATACCCAAAACCAGTCATGCGAATGACCGATTTAGAAAAGATGGGATTCCCAAAGGAATATTTACTATATGCCTACAGGAGCATTGGCCAAAATTTTGCCAGCAAGATCAATCCTACAAAAAAGAACAGCGCAATATTTTTTGATACTGCTGGATTTGAAGCATGGCGTTTGAGAGATATAAAAAACCAAGTGAAAGCAATGCCACGAGGTTGAGAAAAAAGCACCTGTACTGGACATAGACAAGTAATGCAAGGAGGTATGAGATGGTAAACATCACAATCAAAACGGATCAGGAAGGCCAGGAGCCAGATGTGCGGGAGATGGCTCCGCGTAACCTGGCACTTGTGATGGCTGTCCGCAAAACGGAGGAAGGACAGTCCTGTGAGGCCCTCCTGAAAAAGGAGAAGGATATTACATGCAGTGACATGATAAACGGCATGGCTTGCGGAAATATCGGCCTGCTCTTGGAGATAGCCGGGGATTCCAGAGTCCGGCAGGCCCGGATCCTGGCGGCCTATATGGAGAGCTTTGTCTCTGTGGCTGCACAGCAGGCGGGAACGGCAGTTATGGATCTGGCGGGAGAGATCATTGGGCAGGAGGACAAGAAACCATGACAGAAGAAAGAAGAACAAAAACATTCACCATGCGTCTTACAGCGTCTGAGGCGGAACGTCTGTACATAAAAGCCAGCGAGGCCGGGCTGACCATTGGGGAGCTCATGGAGGGCTTCGCCCAGGACTTAATCTGCGGCGGACAGTCCCACGGATCCGACGAAAGGGACTACGCGAACCGGTGGTATGACCGCTGTATTTTTTGCCCGCCGAGAAACTTCCTGTCTTTCACGCTGGCCCGCGAAGGAGAGGGAGGCGTCAGAGACCTGACAGAGAGGTGGAAAAGCCAGAAGGAACTGGAAGAAAGACTTGAGAAGGGGATCGATGAGTTCTGGGACCAGGAAGAGATGGATGCCGAGGCGGAGAACGCCAGGATCGGGAGAGAAGATCTGGAAGAGGAGTACCTGTGGTATGAGGCCGAGAGAAAGAAGAAAGGCCCGGGACTCGACGAGGAGATGAAGGATCTGATCCGGTGGATTGAGGGCCTGGACTCCCTCATCGAGGAAGGGGAACCGTCATGATCCGACTCTATCAGGAGGCAAGGAGGTGCCTTGGAGTGGAATGTATCTTCCAGGGCGCGGATCCCGAAGGAAAGATACCTGTGTCCGTGCTGCCGCTACGGGATCATCTGGCGCAGGCCGCGAAACGATTTGCTGGAAGCCGGGCGGCTGCCGCGCTCCTCTCGGCTGCCATGACCTGGGCTGTCTATCGTTACAGTGCGGCCCTGGCCTGGCTGGAGCGGGGCGGGAAGACGGCGTATGGCGGGGAGTGTCTTGCAGCCCTGACAGCGGGCTTCTTCACCTGGCAGGCGGTCCGGAGGCTGACGGGGAAGGTGATCTCCCCCGCGGAGCTGGACGCATCCGTGGAGTCCATGCCGGGGCGGCCCAGCGTGCTTGGCGGTACGGTCCTGTATTACAAGAATGACACAGCCATCTACTGGGTGCACGGGGAGAGCTGCGGGGAGAGGGCGGAAACGGTTCTGTTCCCGCGCCTAGAAGGGATTGATTTTTTTGAGAGCAGCTGGATCCGCAGGGAAGGGCTGGAAACTAATAAACAGGCGGATGGGGACATGGGGGAACCACTGCCTTATTAGACGACAGGAGGAGTAAAAATGGCAATACCAGTATTAATCATTGGGAAGTCCGGCAGCGGGAAGTCTGCCAGCATGAAGAACTGCGTGGGGAAGGATTTTAACCTTGTGAGCGTGCTTAAAAAGCCGCTTCCCTTTAAAGGGAAGATCAACGGCTGGGTTTTTGATGACTATGAGAAAATCAGGAAGGCGATAAAAGGGGCGCCTGCAAAATCGGTAGTGATCGATGACGCAGGCTACCTCATTACCAATTTCTTCATGAGGAACCACAGCACGAAAGGGAAAGGGAATGACGTGTTCGGCTTATACAACCAGATGGCGGACGATTTCTGGAGCCTGATCCAGAACACCATCATCAATGAGATGCCCGGCGACAAGATTGTGTATATCATCATGCACGAGGACACGGACGATTACGGGAACATCAAGGCGAAGACCATCGGCAAACTTTTGGACGATAAGATCTGCCTGGAAGGGCTGTTCACTGTGGTGCTGCGCTGCGTCAACAACATGACGGAGCACAAGTTCATCACTCAGTCGGACGGTGCGGCCATCAGCAAGTCCCCGGAGGGGATGTTCGAGGACAGCGAGATCCCCAATGACCTGCTCCTGGTGGACAACGCGATCCGGGAGTACTACGGGATTCAGAATCCCAAAAATGCAGAGGAGGCAAAATCATGATAAGGAAACCCGAAGGCTATGACCAGGCACCGGTTTACACGGGGGAGTTCCAGCAGCTCCCCAAGGGGAAATACATCTGCACGATCAAGCAGGTGGCTACCCAGATGTCGAAAAATAACAACGAGCAGTTCGTGATCCTGTATGATATCGCGGAAGGGGAGTATAAAGATTTTTACCAGAAGATCTTTAATTCTGAAAAGGCGCAGAACCCGTCAGAGGTAAACTGGCGGGGAATATTTAAGCAGAACATGACTGGGAAGGGGACTCCATGGCTGAAAGGGATTATCACATCTATTGAGAGATCTAATAACTTTATTTTCCAGTGGGATAAGGAAAATAATGAGAAGACCCTGGTGGGAAAACGCTTCGGGGGTCTTTTCCGCCGCAGGCAGTACGAGAAGAAGGACGGCAGCCGTTCCATAGTTACAGAGCTGTTCCAGATCCGCAGCGTGGCGGGACTTGCGGAGGCGGAGATCCCGGAAGACAGTCTGCTTTCGGAAGATTCAGTATCCCGCCCGGATCCTAATCCCGCGAATGCAAAAATGCCTCCTTTCGTAAGTGATGGGTTTATGACAATCCCGGAGGGAGCGGAAGATGAAGGAATCCCGTTTATGTAGGGAAGATCCGGAGATATACCGGAAGATAAAGAAAGCCATAGACATGCGGCAGGTTGTGGAGCATTACGGGATCCGGGTGGATGGAAGGGGCTGGTGCGCCTGCCCCTTCCATCAGGACCGGCATCCGAGCATGAAACTATTTCCTGACGGCAAAGGGTATTACTGCTTTACCTGCGGAGCCGGCGGGGATCAGATTACGTTTGCTGCCCGGTACTTAGGAATACGCAACTCTGAAGCTGCCAGGGAACTGGCGGATGTGTTTCATGTGCCTTTAACGGAGCCTTCTACGTACAGGGAAAGGCGGGAGGCGGCACTTACGGCGAAAAAACACCGGAATATGGTCAGGTTTGTAAAGCGGTCAAAGCTGTATCTGGGCCTGTACCGCGGCCTGCTGTGCGATGCCAGGAGGGATCCGGAAAGTCCGTGTTTTCTGGAAGGAATCCACAGACTGGAATATATAGAATATCTTCTGGACTGCATAGAGCGGTGTCCGGAAGAGCTGTATGGAAACAGGGAGGCGGTGAAAAAGCTTGGAGAAATCGAGAGAAGAGTTGCTGGCTGGTATGACCAGGCTGGAGAAATCGGAGCCATTTCCGGATGACATTTTTTACGCCATTTTTGAGATCGATGATAACGTAGAGCGTCAAAAGTACATTGAGGCGCTGCGGAATGCGGCAAGGGAGAAGAAACGCTTCACCGAATTCAACAACATCTTCCGCCAGTACCAGCTGGACTACATGCAGCGCATGAGGCAGGACGGAAACCGGACCAGGTTCACAGGACAGCCGCTGGAGCTGTCGTGTGGAGAATGGACAGCGGACGACCTGGGAGTGAGGACGACGAGGTTTGACAGGAATTTTCAACCAGTACCGGTCCTGGCCTGCAGCCACCCGCTTCTTCCGGTGGAGATCCTGAAAAATGTTGACACGTCAGAAGAGAAGATCACCCTGGCTTATTTTAAGTCGGCCGTATGGCAGACCATAACCGTGGATCGAAGTGTGTGCGCCAATACGAACCGGATTGTAGATGCGTTAAGCCAGTACGGCATTGAGGTGACTTCGGATAATGCCAAGAACCTGGTACGGTATATCAGTGACTGTGTGGGCTATAATCCGGCAGTCCTGGATCCCAAAAAGTCGATTAACCGTCTGGGCTGGTCAGCAGGCGGTTTTATCCCATACGAGGCGGATATCCGGTATGAGGGCGACCCGGAATATGAGGCAGTGTTTAAGAACATCAGGCAGAACGGTGATTTTGAGATATGGAAAGATCTGTGCAGGAAACTGAGAAGGAACCTGCAGCTTCGGATTATGATGGCAGCCAGCTTCGCATCCGTGCTGCTGGAGCCTGTGGGAGCCCTTCCTTTTGTGCTGCATGTGTGGGGGGAATCAGGGACCTGCAAGACGGTGGCCCTCATGGTGTGTATGAGTATCTGGGGGAATCCCGGGCTGGGCCGCCTGGTGAAGACGATGAACATGACAAAAAATGCCATCATGCGTCACTCGGCGTTTCTGTGCAGCATCCCCTTTGCCGGCGATGAGCTGCAGACGATCAAGGACAAGTGGCAGGGAAACTTTGACCAGCTGATCTACCAGATTACGGAGGGGGTGGACCGGGGGAGGGCCAAGCTCCACGGAGGCGTGGAGGATACCAGGACCTGGAAGAACAGTTTTATCTTCACGGGAGAGGAGCCCATCACCAAGGCAAACTCTGGAGGCGGCTCCAAGAACCGGGTTATAGAGATGGCGCTGGACGGAAGCCTGATGGAGGACGGCCATTATGTCAGCAGTGTGGTTCAGGAGAACTATGGCTTTGCGGGAAAGCAGTTTGTGGAGCATATACAGGGGCTGGAGAAGGCTGCCATGGTGGAACGGTACCGTGAGTTATTCGAGACCTTATGCAGGCTTGACACGACGGACAAGCAGGCCATGGCGATGGCATGTCTTCTTCTGGCAGATCAGATGGCCTCTGCTTTGTTGTTTCCCGAAGAGCAGCCGTTGTCAGTCTCTCAGGTTGGGAAATACCTGCAGAGCACAAAGGATGTGGATGTGGCGGAGCGGGCTTACCAGGCGGTTTTAAACTGGGCCGCCAGGAATCCGGTGCGGTTTGAGGATCCCAAAGATCAGGATTCCCCCAATAGAGGGGAGGTATGGGGGAAAATCGAGAAAAATGAGAAGAAACTGACAGAAGTTCTGGTTGTCAACCGGGATGTACTCCAGGGATTCCTGGAACAGAACCGGTATGATTACACGGCAGTGATCAGAAAATGGGCGGATAAGAATTATGTGATCCGGAACAGCCAGGGGAAGTTTGTCCACTGCACAAAGGTGTATGGGATCAAGTCCAGTTATGTGAAACTTGCGCTTCCCGCGGAGGATGATTCCGTGGATCAAGACGGTTTTTTAATTGTGGAAGAAGGGCAGGAGACCCTGCCATTTGTTTAAAATGCTTTACTGGAATTAAAAAGTCTAACCTTGAACGCATGAGGTTAGACCAAGGTTAGACTCTGAAAGCCGCTTAGATCAAGGCTTTTTAATATATAGTCTAACCGTCTAACCAGTCTAACCTAATTTATAATACGTAACGCGAGGGAGAAAAAGACAGGTTTCTCTCCTGTGAATAAAATATATGTATATATATGCGGATTTTTGGTTAGACGGTTAGACCATCGCTAAAAACAGGGCTTTCCGGCTTTTTTCAGGTTAGATTGCGGTTAGACAAAAGCAGAAAAAGGTTAGACCATGAGGTGGAGAATATGAATACAAGTCGGTTAATATTAAAATCAGCCCGTCAAAAGGCGGGTATGACACAACAAAAAGTGGCAGATTATCTCCACACAGAGATAAGATACTACAAGCAGATTGAGAGTGGGGAAAGGCTAGGGTCAATTAAAATATGGGATGCTCTGGAAGACCTATTCGCTATTCATCAGAGGGAACTTCGCAAGATTTCAGAAATTCATCCCGACAAAGCAGATAATCCGTAGAGACATTTAAAATATCCGCTATTTTAACCAGAATCTCAATATTAGGGGAGCGGTCAGCCGATTCATAAGCCCTATATGAACGGATATTGATACATAGCCTATCGGCCATTTGTTGGGCGGTAATTCCTTGTTCCTTGCGTGTTTGATTCAAACGAGTATTAAACATGATAGTCCTCTTAAATAAAAAATACTTGACAGTGAGCATATTGTACACTACAATCGTAAAAAAGAACAGTGAGCAAAATGCTCACTATAGGAGGATAATATCATGACAGTAAAAGAAATCGCATTCAAACTGGAGGAACTGCAGTTCAAAGCATGGGCGCTGAACAGCCTGACGCTGGCAGTCCATGACGCCATCGTTGAAGGACCGAACGATGCGGGCAACTTTGACGGCGCTCTCCATGTGCTGACCTGCATGACCCATGAGCTGGAGGGAGAGATGAAGGAACTGAGCGACGCCCTGTTTGAGGTAATAAGAGCGGAGAAGAAGGGAGTGACGTAAAATGAACGATTTAAGAAAAGCGACAATAACCACCCTGGAGGTGGCTGAGATGATGGAAGTACCACATAGTGACCTGTTAAAGAAGATTGAGGGCAGGAAAGACAGAAAAGGATATATTGAAATCCTTAACGAAGGACAAATGTCCGTGGTTGATTTCTTCTGCAAATCGTCCTATGTGGACGCAAAAGGAGAAGAGCGACCATGTTATGAAGTAACCCGCCTTGGCTGTGATTTCTTGGCAAACAAATCTACGGGCGAAAAGGGAGTGCTGTTCACAGCCCGTTATGTGAAGCGGTTCAATGAAATGGAAAAGGATCGGGAGAATCCTAACCCGATGGAAATTCCTATCGGAGAGGTCGCCAGCTACCTGAAAGCAATGGATCGGGTGGCGGTTCGTCAGAACCTTGCGCCATATAAAATTGCGGCTAATTTTAAGAGAGTGTCGGAGCAGTTCGGGATTCTGCTTTCAGACGACTTTGTAAAAGTTCCAGAATATGAGCAGTTGGAGATTGAGTTATGAGGCAGAGAATGGGAAATAAGACAGCGGGGACAGGCTTTGAGAGGGAGTTTGCCAGCCGATTGGCTGCGGCGGGTTTCTGGGTCCATCTCTTTCAGGACAACAGAAATGGACAGCCCTGCGACATCATGGCAGCCAGGGAGGGAGAGACATACCTGTTTGACTGCAAGAACTGTGAGAAGGGGTATTTCAGGCTTTCCCGTATGGAAGAGAACCAGCTGAACGCCATGGAGCTTTTTAAAAAGACGGGGAATCGAGGCGGCATGTTTGCTATCCGGTTCCCACGGGGGCCAGTCTGGCTGGCGGACTACAGGGTTTTGAGAGGACTCAGGGAACAGGGGGTGAAAATCCTGGGGAGCTCTGAAATCAGGATCTATGCCAGAAGCCTGGAAGACTGGCTCCTGGAGGCAGGAGAACAGGGCAGGGAGGAAAAAGACAATGAGGGTTATGGTTGGATCTGAGATCCGCGTAAAAGACGCTAAAAGAGAATTGACAGAATGGTGCAGTAGCCATCTGGTTCTCCCGAATCCGGAATACGCGACAAGGCGGCGCAGAGGGCTATGGACAGGAAGGACGCCGGAGTATTTGTGGCTGTACCGGGTGGACGGAAGTGACCTGATTCTGCCTACAGGGGTAGGGCAGCAGGTCAGGAGATTTATGTCGGAAGGGGACACCATAGAGACGGATCTGGCTGACAACGGTTTTCTGGAATACGGCGGCGAGATTCCGCTGTATGACTACCAAGCGTCGGCGGTGGAGACCATGAAGCGACAGAGCTGCGGTATCCTCCAGAGCCCATGCGGATCGGGAAAAACCCAGATGGGGATCGCCCTGGTGGTGTCCCTGTCCAGGAAGGCCCTGTGGATTACCCATACCCAGGATCTTCTAGCGCAGTCTTACGAACGGGCATCCCAGTATCTGCCAAAGGAGGCACTGGGAACGATTACGGCCGGGAGGGTGGAAACAGGGAGCCATATGACCTTTGCCACAGTCCAGACATTGAGCAGGCTTGACCTGGAAAAATACCGGTTTGCATGGGATGTGGTGATTGTGGACGAATGCCACCGTCTGGCAGGAACGCCGACAAGCGTGACGATGTTTTATAAGGTGATGAACAGCCTGGCTGCCAGGTATAAATACGGGCTGTCCGCCACGGTACACCGGTCTGATGGGCTGATACAGAGCACCTTCGCTGTTCTGGGGCCGGTGAGGTACCGGGTTCCGGAAGAGGCGGTGGCGGGGAAGACCATGAAGGTCCGGGTAAACAGGAGAGATACCGGGATCAGAGCGGGATTTTCCTGTCTGGACACTGATGGAACGATCGATTACGGGAGATTAATGTCCTATCTGACCAGAAACGGGGAGAGGAACCGTATCATCATCAGGGATTTGACCAGTAACAGGGGGCATTACAACCTGGTTCTGTCAGACCGGCTGGAACATCTGCATCTTTTGATGGACGGACTGCCGGCGGAACTGAAATCAATGAGTGTCATGATAGACGGAACGATGACAAGCAAGAAAGCCAGGCGGGAGAGAGAACAGGCTATCGAGGATATGAGAGAAGGAAGAAAACACTACCTGTTCGCCTCTTTCAGCCTGGCCAAGGAGGGACTGGATATCCCCAGGCTGGACAGGCTGTATATGACCACCCCCAAAAAGGATTATGCGGTAGTGACACAAAGCGTCGGGAGGATTGCCAGGATATTTGACGGGAAAGAGGATGCTGTCTGTCTGGACTATGTGGATGCTATCCAGTTCTGTGAGAATCAGTGGAAACGGCGCCGGGCACATTACAGGAAAGAGGGGTGCGTGCTGTGAGCATGGGGCGGGAGAGACAGAACGAGGAATCCGGGAAGATGGTGAAGGGTGTGTTTTGCGACGCGTATCTGTTTTACTTGAAATACCATGGAAAACCCATGGGGCCGGAGCTATGGGAATCCGCTGTCAAAGATATGGGGGAGACCATACGGAAATATCATGGGGGGAATCTATGCGGAAGACTGATGCTGGCGGCATTTAGTCAGCTGGAGGAAGAGACAAGGTGACAAATTTGAGGAATAGATGAGGGAGGAAATCAAGTGAGGCAGAGCGATATAAAAGAGCAGGTAGTGGAGCCGATCATAAGCGGCATGAACCTGGCGGACATGAAGATTTACACGGATAATTCCGGCGAGGTACAGGAGGTGTTGCTGAAGTATGTGCCTTCGTACCAGGGACCGGAACGGCTGCCGGCTGGCGGCCCTGGGAGCAGGCGGCTGTATGGGGCTGACCCCGCAGTGTAGGAAAGGAGCAGTAGATGGAGAGAAAAGGAAATGGGAACGCGCTGCCCATCTTAAAAAATGACAAAGAACGAGCAGCCTTTATCGACGCATACGCCGCCTGGTCCCTGTGGATCGAGACGGCCCAGACCGGTGAGAGATATTACCGGTATGATCTGCCTGATGGCACGACCATGGTAGTCAGGGTGTACTGGGCCAGGCTGTTTGATTACAGCGCAAAGGGCTGTGCTTATCGGAATGGGTATGGACACGAGGAATATTATCTGCTGGAGCCGGGAAAGCCCTTCCGGAACTGCCGGACAAACCGGTCGGCGCTGATCGGGAAGCTGAAGGAGGTCGGAAAGCGTGAAAGAGATTAGGATCAGTCCATCTCCACACATAGAGATTCATATCCGTGTGTCGGACCAGATGGAGAAGGATTTCCGGGAGTGTCGGAAGCTGCAGACCGAGTTAGAGGACGGTCCGGACTGTGCCCGCTGCAGCTGGAAAGAATTGAATCTGCACCGCGACGGTTTAAACATCGTGGCCTGCGCACTGCCGGAGGTGAAAAAAGCGATGGAGGAAGCGGAAATGAAGAGAATCACCTGGAAGACCCCGGACGGAAAATGGGGAGTCGGGGACATAGCCTGGGACGAGATCGACCATCGTCTCTATGGAGCGATGTGTAAACTCAAGGCTTATGAGGATACGGGTCTGAGTCCGGACGAGGTGGAACGGCTGATAGAGGACAGCAAAGAAGATAAAAGGTGGTCGTGAGAGGAGGAAACAAATGTCAGAAAAAGAAGTGTTGAGATACCTTGCCCTGGTGGAAAGGCGGCTTTTTATCCTGACTACCGGGATTCATTGGAAACCAGATTATGCCTCTGAGCTGAAAGCTATCGATCAGGAGCTGGCCAAGCTCAGGGTGCTGGTAGATAAGGAACATGCAGAGAAGGGATCCAGAAAGGTTGCAGCGGTATGAAGGCCATCATGAAATATCCGGGAAGCAAATGGGGTATTGCAAAGTGGATCATCAGCCACTTCCCGGAGCACCACAGTTATTTGGAGCCGTTCTTTGGTAGCGGGGCCGTCCTTTTTAACAAGACCAGAAGTCATATTGAGACAGTCAACGACATGGACGGTAGGGTAGTAAGCCTGTTTGACTGGATTAAACGGGATCCAGAGCGTCTGGCTCACGAGATCTATTACACTCCCTACTCCAGACAGGTCTATGATGAGGCCTTTGCCGCAGAGCCGGAGGACAGCCTGCAACAGGCAGTAAACTTTTACATATGCCTCCAGATGGGTCACGGCTTCCGGACAAACGGAGAGCGTGTCGGCTGGAAGAATGATATTCAGGGCCGGGAGCGGGCCTATGCCGCCAGGGATTGGTGCAATCTCCCAGAAAAGATCATGCAGGCAGCAGAACGCCTCCGGGGAGTGCAGATTGAGTGTATGCCGGCGGTGAAGCTGATCCGGCGGTTTAACTCTCCGGAGGTGCTGATCTATGCGGATCCGCCCTATCTGCTGGCGACTAGGCACGGCAGGCAGTACCGGTATGAGATGTTGGACGAGGATCATGAGGAGCTGCTGGACGTCCTCCTGGATCACACAGGACCGGTAATCGTATCCGGGTATAACAGTCCTCTGTACAATGACCGGCTCCGGGAGTGGCACCGGGAAGAAGCGATCAGTTACTCCCAGATTGCTTCCCGGAAGACAGAAGTCCTCTGGATGAACTTTGAGCCGGAGGAGCAGCAGGAAAAGATGTTTGATTGAGAATTAGTGGAGGATAAGATGTACGGATTTATAAGCGGGATAACAGAAAATGATGATATATCATACTGTCCCAAATGCGGGGCAGAAATCATACGCTTTTGCAATGATGGTACTGCGATATGCGATGAGTGCAGTTATCATTTCGGAGTCGTTGAGTGTGAAAAGGGAGAGTGAAGGAATGATAGAGATTAAACCAAGAAAAAGATCGGATAGAGGCGGCTGGCTGGCAATGCCGCTTGTAGAAAATGTCCTCAGGCCGTCGGATAAGACCTGGAAGAAAACCACCTGTCCGGACTGCGGCCGGGAATGCTGGGACAGGCCGCTCCCGGAAGGATTTACAGATGACATGTTTGAGGGAAAGCTGTGCACCCTGTGCGCCTTACAGAAGGCAGCAGGGAGGGGTGAATGAGAATTGATTGTTGGATTGCACGATGCGGAAAAGGAACACCTTAAATCCAAGAATTTCCCTAATCTCGCATTGATGAAGATTTCTGCGTGGCACAAGGCGCAGGGTGACACGGTTGAGTGGTGGAACCCTTTACACCAGTATAACCTGGTATACAGCAGCAAGGTATTTGATTTTACTCCGGTTAATCCACACCTTCCGGAAGATACAGTGCGAGGCGGCACCGGATACAGAGATATTCCGATGGGCCGAGAGTTGCCAGGAGAAATGGATGATATGTTCCCGGATTACTCAATCTATCCGGAATGTGATTACGCCATAGGGTATTTGACGAGGGGTTGCCCAAATCACTGCCGCTGGTGTGTCGTGCCCGATAAGGAGGGGAAGATCAGGCCATACCGCAAGTGGCAGGATATCGTGAGACCCGATACGGACAAGCTGGTGCTGATGGATAACAACATTCTGGCCTGTGAGTATGGCATTCGGCAGCTGGAGGGACTGATTGGGAGCGGATATAGGATTGATCTGAATCAAGGGCTGGATGCCCGCCTGGTAGATGATCGGATCGCATGGATTCTTTCACGTCTCCAGTGGATCCGGTTCATCCGGTTTTCGTGTGATAAAAAGAGTCAGATAAAGCCGATCAGGCATACAGTGGACCTGCTTGGAAAGTATGGTGTGCGTCCATATCGAATTTTTGTATATCTGTTGGTAACGGATGAGATTGAAGATGTGGTAGAGCGCGTGGAGGTTTTAAAAAGATACAAATCCATCAATCTATACGCCCAGGCTGAGCGGAACGAGCGGTTAGGTATCAAGCCAAATAAGATGCAGCTGGAATTCCAACAGAGGTACATATATGGCGGATGCTATCGAAAAGAGACGTGGCGGGAGGATTGCCAAAGAAAAGGGGTTGATTATGATGGAGGCAGAACATGAGAGAGATTCTATTCAGGGGAAAACGGATCGATAACGGCGAGTGGGTGGAAGGTGATCTGTCGTATCATGTACATGATGGTGAGGTATATGTCTTCCCAAGCAATGGATATGACAGTCAAGACTGTTATAAAGTAGACCCCGAAACCGTCTGCCAGTACACAGGCCTGAAGGATAGAAACGGCAGGAAGATATTTGAAGGTGATGTCATAGCGATTCCGGGGTCAAATAAAAAAGGGTTGCCTGCGGAGGTGCGTTATATGAAGCATGACGGCAGTTTTCGCATAGAACGTATTGGCTATATACCCATAAGCCTGGATGGGGTTCAGTACTGGGGAGAGATTATCGGCAACGTGATCGACAATCCGGAGTTGATAGAATGGAGGCGGCGCAGATTGGAGATTACGCAGGGGACGTGATAATAGAGACGGAGCAGCGTACTGGACAGTCAGAAATCAGATAAAAAGGAGGTGGAGGCCGATGTCGGAGGCAGCGGAGAAGAAACCATCGGAGCGGATAAAGGAATTTCTTGATTTTGTCAGAGAATGCAGTTCTGGATACCGGCTGGCTTATGACATGGTTAATCAGGAAGACAGGAAGCTTCAGGATTTTGTGCACCAGGTCGAGTTCGCCTCAGATGATGAGGAACTGCACCGCGCTGCTGTAGAACTGCAGGAGAGCCGCAGAATGCGCCGGAGGAATAAGGACGAGGTTCAGCTGTACGAGGCTCTGGTAAAGTTCTTTGAGGGAAAGGGGCCTAAGGACACATTAAACCGCTTGGAGCAGCTCCTGGGGCAGCAGCGCAAGCATGAGGAATATCTTGCGAGTGAGAGGGTGTACAAACCGCGGATGAAATGACGGATTGAGGGGAGGGGATAACATTGGACAAGGTGGTACTGGAACAGTATATAGATGCTTGTAAGCTTATAAAAGAGACAGAAGAAGAAATCCGGAAGATAAAGAGACGCCGGGAGACTATTGTACAGGGAACCGTGAAAGGTTCCCTGCCAGATTTTCCTTACACGGAAAAGCGTTTTCATGTGTCAGGGCTTTCATATTCCGTAGTTTCCAGCCAAAGAGAGCTGGAAGAGGAAGAGAAGATTTTGGAGAAGAGAAAACAGAACGCGGCGATGATAAAACGGCAGGTGGAGGAATGGCTGAACACTATTCCGGTAAGAATTCAGAGAATTATCCAGAAAAGGTTTTTCGAGCAAAAATCTTGGAACGAAGTGGCCATGAGCATGGGAAGAAAAGCGACAGCGGATGGTGTGAGAATGGAATTTGAAAGATTTATGTCGGAAAAGGGAGTGTAAAATAAAGTTTGTTCGTTTTGTTCGCTCTGTTCGTTTTAAAAATGGTATAGTATAGACTGGAAAAACTGAAAGCTGACTGATACAGCCATCTGATTTTCTATCCTCCCCTATCATATACGGCAGCCAGGTGTCACAGCCTGGCTGCTGATTTTTTATCTTAAAACTCAAAAACGAAACGAATGAGAGGTGGTGATGCTTGGCAAGGGCACCGGACGCCAGGACGGAGCAGGCAAGGAAACTGTTCCGGGAAGGCAGGAAACTGATTGAAATTGCCCAGCTTCTGGATATCCCGGAGGGCACGATCCGGAGCTGGAAGAATCGATATAAATGGGATAATGGAAATGCAACGTTGCAAAAGAGAAAACGCAACGTTGCGAAACGCAAAGGCGGCCAGCCACACAACCAAAACGCCACAGGACACGGAGGCACTGGGCCGCCGGGAAATAAAAATGCAGTCACGACGGGAGAGTTTGAAGCTCTCCTTTTTGATTGCCTGGACGAGGAGGAGCGGCGCCTGGCCGAGTCTGTGCCGGAAGATAAGCGGATCCTTCAGATCCAGGAGATCCGGCTCCTCACTGTCCGGGAACGGCGTATGCTGAGACGGATTGAGGCTATAAGAGAATCTGTGGAGCGCCTGGATAGCGGAGAGCCGGCTGGGGAAATGACCCTGGTAAGTGTTGAAATCAGTGAGAAAGACGAGAAAAAGAAATATGAAGGCAAATTGGGCCAGATCCAGGCCATCGAGGAGGCACTGACCCGGGTTCAGGCCAGGAAACAGCGGGCGATTGAGTCTCTGCACAAGTTCGGATTTGATGACAGTCAGATTGAGCTGGAGCGGAAGCGGGTTGAGATGGCTGCGAGAGCCGCAGGCGAGACAGAGGACAAGGAAGAACCAGACGACGGTTTCCTTGACGCTTTGAACGGATCGGGGGACTGGAAAGACTGGGATCAGAAAGATGAAGAAACGGAAACCGATATTTAAGTTTAAGCCTTTTTCCCGCAGACAGCGTCGGGTAATGAACTGGTGGATGGACAGCAGTCCGGTGAAAGACTGCAATGGCATTATCGCTGATGGCGCGATCCGTTCAGGCAAGACGGTAGCCATGTCCCTGGGCTTTGTCTTCTGGGCCATGGAAAAATTTGACGGCCAGAACTTTATTATGGCAGGGAAGACCATCAGCTCTTTTAAACGCAATGTACTGCAGAACCTGAAGCTGATGCTGACAAGCAGGGGTTATCACTGGGTGTACCATCTGTCCGGCGATATTCCAAACATGCTGGAGGTTACACGGAAGGGGCGTACCAACTACTTTTATATCTTTGGCGGCAAAGATGAGGCGTCACAGGACCTGGTACAGGGTATCACGGCAGCGGGAGCATTTTTCGATGAGGTTGCTCTCATGCCGGAGTCCTTTGTCAATCAGGCGACAGGGCGGTGTTCTGTGGCCGGCAGTAAATTCTGGTTTAACTGCAATCCGGCAGGGCCGACACACTGGTTTAAGGTAAATTGGATAGACAAGAAAAAAGAAAAAGGTCTTGTCTATCTGCATTTTACCATGGATGATAACCTGAGCCTGGATAAGGCAGTCAAGGCCAGATACCGCGGCATGTACGCGGGTGTGTTCTTCCTGCGTTACATCAAAGGCCTGTGGGCAGTGGCGGAAGGCCTGATCTATACCATGTGCACCAGGGCGAACTATTACACAGATGAGGAGCGCCCCATCGGTTTAAAGTCTGTCGCTCAGAAGTATATCGCCGTGGACTACGGGACCGCCAACCCTTGTGTGTTTCTGGAGATCTGGGATGACGGGGAGACCATATGGATAGATCGGGAATACCGCTGGGACAGCCGGTCAGAGGAGTCCAGGCGGACAGGATCTCCCCAAAAGACAGATGCCCAGTATGCGGACGATATGGAGGCCTTCATGGGGACAGAGCCGGAGGACCAGTGTACGATTGTTGTTGACCCTTCGGCGGCTTCTTTCATTACGGAACTGAGAAACCATGGGTTCTATGTAAAGCCGGCGGACAATGAGGTGCTTGACGGAATCCGGGCGGTGGCCACGCTGCTGGCTCAAAAGAATATCATGATCAATTGGTCGTGTGTGGGACTGAAAGCGGAGATGCAGTCCTACGCGTGGGACGAGAAGGCGGCGGAGCGGGGCGAGGAAAAGCCGGTGAAGCAGATGGACCACGGACTCGACGCATTACGGTACTTTGTGAAAACGATATTGCCGAGTTGGAGGATAGGGATTATATGAGCAGAAAACGCGCAGGCCGCCGTACCAGGGCGGATACAATACAGACAAAGCAGGTGCCCATTTCCACAATGGACGCTTTTTCTAATCCGGCAGCCAGGATTGGTTTCGGAACCAGGGATCTTCTGAATGCCACAGAGTATCCTCTGACCAGGCTGACTCAGAATTATCAGCTTCTGACCAGCCTGTACCGGGACAACTGGATCGTGCAGAACATCATTGCCACGATCCCCAACGACATGATCCGGAAATGGTATGAGATCAAATCAGCCATAGAACCAGAGTACATAGACCAAATGAAACATTTGGAACGTCAGACGCAGATACGAAAAAAGATCCTTTTGGGAATGTACTGGGGAAGGCTTTACGGCGGGGCAGCAGGGGTGATCCTGATTAAAGGCCAGAATGATCTGAGTCAGCCTCTTGAAATGGATACGGTTATGCCGGGGAGTTTTCTGGGACTGCAGATTCTGGACAGGTGGAACGGCGTTTATCCGGAAGGAGAGCTGGTCACAGACCCGGAGGATAAAGACTATGGCCTGCCTGCATATTATACGATCCGGGATGAAGAGACAGGACATATGATGGCCAGAGTACATCACAGCAGGGTGATCCGGTTTATCGGCCGGGAGCTTCCCTGGATAGAGCAGGTTACGGAGACATACTGGGGGGAGTCAGAGATCGAGGCAATCTACAATGAGGTGGTCCGGCGGGATAACGTGGCCGGCAACATCGCTGCTCTGACCTTTCGAGCGAATATCAATTATATGGAGACGGATGGGCTTGACCAGCTTCTGGGGACGGCCAACACGGAAATGCAGCGCCGCTTTTACAATCTGATGGCGGCACAATCCATTATGGAGAGCAACTTCGGTACCAGGGTGATCAACAAAGGAGACGCGATCCACAATACACAGTATACCTTCACAGGTCTGTCTGACGTATATGACCGCATTATGATGGATGTGGCGGGAGCGGCCCGGACGCCTGTAACAAAGCTGTTTGGGCGTTCTCCTTCCGGGCTCAACGCCACAGGGGAATCCGACATGCAGAATTATTATGATTACATCGACGGACTCCGGGAAACGGAGCTGAGAGGAATTATTGAACGGCTTCTTCCGATTATGGCTCTGTCAGCATGGGGACGGATTCCGGGTGACCTGGATATCGATTTTCCTCCCATGTGGACGCCGGACGCAAAGGAGATTGCTGAGATTGCGGAGAGAAAGACCAATACGGTCCTGGCTGTCTATCAGAATGATCTGATCGATTCTGCCATAGCTCAGCAGGAGCTGCAGGCCATATCTGATGAAACCGGCATGTTCAGTAAAATATCGGATGAGAGTATTGAGGCGGGAAAGGGACAGACCTATACCAAAAGCCGAATGTTGGCGGATCCTGTGATGGGGTTGGAATTTCCGGAAGATTCATTTGAGGAGAAAACGGAATGACAAGGCTCATAAGACCGCCGAAGAATGCGGATGTAACTGCTTATATGAGAATGCTCTTTCTGAAGACGGAACAGGATCTGATCGCCGAGATATCCCGCAAGCGCAGAAGGGGGCTGGTGGATTACGCAGAAGTGGCTTCCCTGGAGCGGGTGCAGCGCATTCTCCAGAATATGGTAGATGAGTCATGGGCCTATGTGCCGGCAATGATCGAGACCATCTTTTACCGCTCAGGAAAAGATGCTGCCGGATACCGCAATGCCAGAACGCTTACAGCTACACAGACCGCAGTTGTACAGCAGCTTGGCAACAATCTGCTGGGGGAGATCACGGAGGCTTCTCAGACCGCATATAAAAGCGTACAGACGCTGTATACGATCGGCCGTCTGGAAGCGGATCCTCTGAGAGAGATAACACTTAGACAGGTGGCAGCACAGGAAGCCGTCGGAAGAGGATGGACCGTCACCAGTGAAAGGCTTACTCAGGAAATGCAGAATCAGGGAATTACCGCGTTTGTTGATAAGGCGGGAAGACGCTGGAGCCTGCGGGATTATACGAACATGGCAGTCCGAACGACGGCCAGACAGGCAGAGGTGGCCGCCATACTGACTGCCGACGATTATGATCTGTGGCAGATCGTCAAGATTGGAAGCACCTGTCCGGTCTGTGCGGCTCTGGAAGGGAGGGTGTACTCAAAAAGCGGCCAGAATCCGGATTATCCGCCTCTGTCTCTGGCGTTTGGCAAAGTGGATCCGTCCGGTTCTGATGATCTGACGAATACCTACCTGAATATTCACCCCAATTGTCTGCATAGTCTGATCAAATATACTACGATCGGTAAATCTGACAAACAGATCCAGCGGGATAAAGATTTCTCAAACCCGGAAAAGAATCCTCTGGACCGGGATCCCCGGACGAAGAAGCAGATCGAGGCTTATCGGGAGAAGGAGCGGGCGAGGCAGAGACTTTTGCGAGATATGAGGCAGCATCGGGAATACCG